TCTGCTCTCCAATGACTAGTCTAAAAACTAGTATTAAGACTATCACTTATTTAAGTGATATTGGTTGTCTGGAGATTCAGGGGGCCAGTCTAATTTTTGTCTTCTTGCGCTAATTTTTTGTTATCAAACATGTCGCACTCCAGAGAAGCACAAAGCCTTGCAATCCAGTGCAAAGATTTGTGTGCCTCAGTTTTGTCTAAGTGTTCTACTGAAAACATAGTAAAATCGGCAACAGCTGGAAATCATTCAATACTCGCACTATCGAAAGTTCACCAGCCAACCGCAGCACGTTCTTGCATACGACGTGCTGCGGTTTTCTTTATGATTTATGCACAATGGACAATTTGAAATTATTGATGATTGTATGGTGCATCATTTTCTGAACCTACACTGATTTTTTGGTATAGCCTTGCCTAGCCAGTCTTACCGGATCAAACTCTTCGCTATTGCAATACTAACCAAAATCATCAATTTGACAGCGATTAACCAGAATAATAGTATACTATCACCAGTAAGAAATTATCGTTATTTGTAGCGATACATATTATATATATATCATTCTCAGGTGCGTACATGATTATCAACCAGGTACCTATAAAAATAAAAATCTTCATCTTTTTATTTTCATGCATCTCTATTATATTTTTGTTACTGCATGCAAATAATGGAATATACATAACACAAACAACACAAATAAGTTATAGTGTTTTCATTATTGGGCTTTTTTTCATAAACCTGATGATTTTTATTTTTCTATTGCTTTACTATGTTTCTAATCAGAGACAAAGTTATCTCTTAATTCTTTCATTCGCGTTTTTGAGCAACACGTATTATTTATTAGAAGTGGCTATTATTTCTTTATCTCCGTTAGGTAACGATTTATCTACAATCTATCAGAAATCAAATGATATCGCAATATATTATCTATTCCGTCAGTTCAGCTTTATATCTATAATCTTTCTGGCTGTTTATTCCACCAATGTTAAAAACAAAAGTGTTTTAGAAGATAAAAGAAACATAATAATTGTTGTTTTGTCAATATTAATTCTTTTTATTACTCCGTTTGTAGCAAAAAATCTAAGCAGTGACAATATAAAATATAGTCTTAATATTATACAATACTCGCTGAATCGTCATTTGCCGACGTGGAATATCGTGTACACCAAAATAATATCAGTATTTTGGCTTGTATTACTTATCAGCTCATGCATCAGCATACGTAATTACTCAAAAATATGGTTGTGTATAATACTTATTAGTATAGTGTCAGTATGCAATAATCTAATTTTATTGTATTTTATTGATAAATCCCATCCTGCATGGTACATGACAAAATTTCTTGAATTGATATCAATGATTTATATCATTTCAACACTCATGTATTATGTTTTCAGGAAATTAAATCATGCTAATCATATGGCAATTCATGATCCACTAACGAATACATACAATAGAAGATACTTTATTGACTCATTGAAGAATATATCAAAACACCATGATTTCTCAGTAATAATGTTAGATATTGACAATTTCAAAAGCATCAATGACAAATGGGGGCATCATATGGGTGATCAAGTCATAGTAATGGTTACCAGAATAATAAAAAAATCCATCAGGAAAGAGGATATATTAGGGCGCTTAGGCGGTGAGGAGTTCGGTATTATCATTAAAGGTAATACTCAAAAGCTCTTGCTATCAATTGCAGAGCGAATCAGAAAAAACATTGAAGAGCAATGCTCGGAAAAATTATTATCGCATGGACCTGAGAAAATAACTGTCAGTATTGGTTGCTTTACTTCAAAAGAGAATAATCTCAGTCCATCTGAAATGTTAGTCAATGCCGATAAAGCGTTATATCAAGCCAAAAGAACCGGAAAAAACAAGGTGATAACTCACTCAAAATAAACACCTTTTTAAAATACAGCCCCAATAAACTGCAGAATATTATCCCATATAATATCCTGCAGTTCGTAATGCACTATTCGATAATGGGTCCTGTTGGCCATTCAATATCCGGTGCAGTTGTTGTATTAACACGGTTCAGCAACACCCGATACTTCTTCCAGGCTTCCACCACCAGCACGACAAGATGCCGCATACAGTGACCCAGTCAGTCCAGTTTCCAGACAACCAGTGCGTCACCTTTTTGAAGGCGCTTTAAAGCACGTTTTAATCCAGGTCGGCCTGTCCTTATTCCGCTTAATTTATCTTCAAATATTTGTTCACATCCTGCACAAACAAGAGCGTTTCGTTGCAGGTCTGTATTCTGGTCATTTGTTGATACCCTTACATAGCCAATCAGCACGCTGAATCTCCCGTCCAAAAGCACAAATCATGCCATGCAGGCCAGAAACCGCCATTATCTAAAACCTCGGTTTACAGGAAACGGTAAACAGGGCCAGGAACGCCGTGCAAAAGAATGGCGATACCTTGTCCGGTGGGCTTACTTTTGAAAACGACTCAATCCTTGCCTGGATTAGAAATACTGACTGGGCAAAGATTGGTTTTAAAAATAATGCCGACAGCGACACTGATTCATACATGTGGTTTGAAACAGGCGACAACGGCAATGAATATTTCAAATGGAGAAGCCGCCAGAGCACCACAACAAAAGACCTGATGACTCTTAAATGGGATGCTTTGTCTGTCCTTGTTAAAGCCCTTTTCAGCAGTGAAGTAAAAATATCGACAGTCAATGCACTGAGGATATTTAATTCATCTTTTGGTGCTATTTTTCGTCGTTCTGAAGAATGCCTGCATATCATCCCTACACGAGAGAATGAGGGAGAAAATGGTGATATAGGGCCACTACGCCCCTTTACGCTTAATCTCAGAACTGGTCGGATAAGCATGGGGCATGGTCTTGATGTTACAGGGGATATATTTGCAAACCGTTTTGCAATTAACAGTAGTACCGGCATGTGGATTCATATGCGTGACCAGAATGTTATTTTGGGACGCAATGCGGTATCCACCGATGGTGCGCAGGCATTACTTCGTCAGGACCACGCTGATCGCAAATTTATGATTGGTGGACTGGGGAATAAGCAATTTGGCATCTACATGATTAATAACTCAAGGACAGCCAATGGCACCGATGGTCAGGCGTACATGGACAACAATGGCAACTGGCTTTGCGGTGCGCAAGTTATTCCCGGCAATTATGGTAATTTTGACTCACGTTATGTGAGAGATGTCCGACTTGGTACACGTGTTGTTCAGACTATGCAAAAAGGCGTGATGTATGAGAAATCAGGTCATGCAATTACGGGGCTTGGCATTATCGGTGCAGTTGATGGCGATGATCCGGCAGTATTCAGACCAATACAAAAATACATCAATGGCACATGGTATAACGTCGTACAGGTGTAATTTATGCAGCATTTAAAAAATATTAAGTCTGGAAATCCAAAAACAAAAGAACAATATCAGCTAACAAAGAATTTTGATGTTATCTGGTTATGGTCCGAAGACGGAAAAAACTGGTATGAGGAAGTGAAAAACTTTCAGCCAGACACAATAAAGATTGTTTACGATGCAAATAATATTATTGTCGCCATCACCAAAGATGCCTCCACGCTTAACCCTGAAGGTTATAGCGTCGTTGAGGTTCCAGATATTACAGCCAACCGCTGCGCTGATGATTCCGGTAAGTGGATGTTTAGGGACGGAGCTGTGGTTAAACGGATTTATACGGCAGACGAGCAACAACAACAGGCCGAATCACAAAAGGCCGCATTGCTTTCCGAAGCTGAATCAGTCATCCAACCGCTGGAACGCGCTGTCAGGCTGAATATGGCAACAGACGAGGAACGCACACGACTGGAAGCATGGGAACGCTACAGTGTTCTGGTCAGCCGTGTGGATACGGCAAATCCTGAATGGCCACAAAAACCAGAGTAAAAATTAAGGCCCGATAGCGGGCCTTCTCTCATTCTGGTTGTTCGGGAAACGTTACTGGCAGGCCGGAAGTGTCTGTAGATTCGACTTTCTGCGCATAGAGCATCCACTCGGTTAATTTTTGTTTATTCTCGTCGGAAATGATGCCCAGCCGTAGCTGTGAGTCCCATAGCTGGGTTTTATCCCTGACAAGTTGCAACAGGCTTTGCTTTTCATTTTCCGCTTGTTGCCTCTGCTCTTCCTCGGTATAAGTTCGCTTTATCACTACGCCATCTTTGAACATCCATTTCCCCGAAATATCAGCCCGGCGATTTGCTGTAATATCAGGTAATTCAACGACGCTTGCACCCTCTGGATTAATTGCTGAAACATCCTTTTCAATACAAATAATAACGCCGTTATGGTCATAGACCATTTTCAAAGTGTCTAGCTGGAAATTCTTTTGTTCCTCATACCAGTTTTTTCCATCATCTGAATAAAGCCATTTGATGTTAAATTGCTTTGTTAGCTGGTATTGCTCTTTTGTTTTAGGGTTGCCAGCAGTAATGTTTTTTAAGTGCATCATCGTTAAATACTCCCCGCGTTATACCACGTCCCATTAATGCAATACTGAATTGGCCTTGCCTGAGTTGTATCAATTAATTCATCACGGTTTCCGTTAACTGAACCCGTAACGACATAACCTGACCTGTCAGACCAGCCGGGGCCTTTCCATGTCTGAACAGATGACAGACCGCCAAGGCGAATACCTGTAATAAACCTTGAGTTACATTCTGCCTGCGTATATGCACCAACATCCCCCGCAGAGGGTTTGCGTGTTGTGGTGTAAAACTCTGACCAGTTAGCTTCAAAGCCATAACCATCACGCGCTGAACGATAAAAAATACCGCCGTTCCTGTAATTCACGCGGAACTGTACAGCAGGGCAACTCCCCGCATTCATATTGAAGTGGAGGATTAATGTCGATGCACCACTGATATCTGCATCATAAACACCGCTATTCCAGTTCCAGCCAACAGCTTTATCATTTGCGACCCTGCGTCCTGTTTGCCCTAAAGCAAATGCAGGCTGCTGGTTTTTCGTGTTGTAGTCTCGTCGCCAGCCAGGAGCGTAAGCATCACCATGATTAATATAAGTGAATTGAGCGTTAGTAATTCCGCCACCGCTGGACGTGCTCGGCGTAGTAACGCGTATGGTCATTGCGCCGCGAGTGCCAATAACTTCCACCACAGCACCTGCAAGACAAATATTTCCGCAACCTGTATCTGTAATAACCTTATTATTTGCATAAGCCCATGAGCCTTTGCACATCCAGTAAGGATGGTTAAATGCCCCCTGACTCTCCAGCCACGAAATAAATTGCGCAGTTGTCCAGACCTGACTATCGCCACCAATATTCAGCCATGCGCTATATGCGCGGCAGGCACCAATGTTTTTGGTGAAGGTATCTTTTCCCGGAATATCTGCGCCGTTCTGGTTTTTCTGTAATGCGCCAGAAGCCTGATTTACCGTTTCCTGTAAACCGAGGTATTCGATAACGGCAGCAACGGTCGATTTCGCAAGAATATCCCGCCCGACTTTTGTCAGGGTTGCCAGGCTGGCGACATCATTCCCCGTAAAATACGGAAACCTGTCTGCCGCAGTAGCAAGCCCGGCCAGCGCCGTCAGGGTGGCATCTTTCGGTTGCTTACCCGCAAGCGCGTTAGTCATGGTGGTCGCAAAATTCGGGTCGTTGCCCAGCGCCGCCGCTAACTCGTTCAGCGTATTCAGTGCGTCAGGCGACGAGTCTACAAGGGCGGCAATCGCGGCCATCACATAAGCCGTACTTGCGATCTGAGTATTATTAGTACCTTTTGGCGCAGTTGGCGTTGTTGGCGTTCCGGTCAGTGCAGGACTATTTAAGGGCGCTTTCTTGTTCGTTTCATCCATTACCGCCTTAACCGCTTTTGGTGTCGCAGCCAGCGTTTCAGACGGGCTGTTAGTGGCGCTACTGAGCTGAACCACACCTTTTTTCGTCGTACTCGCATCTTCCAGAGATACGGCATCAGCAATATCCTCTGCCCGTTTTGCCGCTGTTTCGGCACGCGTTGCCGCGGATTCAGCAGCAACTTTGCTCTGAGATGCCGCCGTCGCACTGCCAGCAGCCTCTGTTGCCTTCGTGGATGCCGTCGTGGCGCTGCCCTTCGCTGCTGACGCTTGTCTGGTCGCCTCATCTTTTGAAGCAGACGCCGATGAGGCCGATGACGACGCCGAACTGGCTGACGATGCGGCAGCCGTTTTTGAGGATTCTGCGCTGGTTTCCGACGCTTTCGCGTTCGTTTCGGATGTCTTCGCTGCGGAAGCTGACCTCGCTGCTGCGCTGGCCTGTTCAGCGGCTTCGCCAGCCTTCGTTGTGGCTGTTGAAGCGGACAATGCAGCGCTTTCTGCCGATTTTCCGGCGGCAGTGGCACTGGCTGAGGCCTGCCCGGCACTTGTTGACGCGGCACTGGCAGATGATGCAGCCGCTGTTTTTGAGCCTGCCGCAGCTGAGGCACTCTGTCCCGCTGCCGTTTCAGAAGACTTAACGTTCGTCTCGGACGTTTTTGCCGCCTTCGCAGAATTTGCTGCCGCCGTTGCCGAGGAAGCTGCGCTGCTGGCGCTTGATGATGCGTTCGTTTCTGATGATTTTGCCGCCTCTTTTGAAGCCGACGCATCCCGGGCTGAGGTGGCAGCTTCTGACGCTTTCGTGGTCGCGGTGGATGCAGAAGTGGCTGCTGATTGTTGTGACGCTGCAGCATTCGTTTCAGACGTTTTCGCGGCACCGGCACTGGTGGCCGCCGCGCTTTTTGAGGACTCTGCAGCGGCAGCACTTTTTGATGCTTCAGTGGCCTTTGCTGATGCCGTTCCTGCGCTGGAAGACGCTGACTGAGCCGACGACGCGGCCTGTCCGGCTGACGTGCTGGCTGCGCGTGCTGAGCCTGCAGCATCAGTCGCATGGGTTGCCGCCTCACGGGCTGATGTGCTGGCATCGCCGGCTGACTTCTTCGCGGCTGCCGTGTTCTGTGCCACCGCGGACGCGTTACGCGCCACC